CAAAATATGGACTGACGTTTAGGTTGGTGTTCTGTGGCATCGTTAGAATTCTAAGATGATTTTAATATCTTCTCGTTGGTTTGTCGCTCTAGTTACTTCAGGTCTTTGGTCAACATAGATTATGTTTCCAGAATATTTTTTAATTTCTGGGTTTGCTAATCCATCATTATATGTTTGTCCAAAGTAGTATGTTCTTGAGTTCACTGTAGTTGAAACTCCCGTGAAACCTGTATCTATAGATAAGGTTTCTGTTCCTCCTGTGGTAGTAACAATAACATTAGTATTGCCTCCACTTGCAGGGTTAGCAGTGAATCTATTTAGTTTGTATCCGAAGGTCGGTTTATTACCTGACTCATCATTGGTAGCAAGGGATCTGTCTTGCCAATATTGTAGTGATCTTGTGACTGGATCATATCCTATAATCTGACCTACAGCAGTGGAACCAACTCCAACTGTCTGTGAAATCTGACCATCTATCGCAACTGACATACTGGTTGTCGCTGCACCTGTCAATCTCAATCCGTAAACACCTGATGCAGATGAGGCAGTAAGTAAATTCGTACTACCAAATTGCTGTGGGTTTTCTATAATACCTATTCTTGCGAATTGGTTACCTGTTGGGAAGTCTGGGTTTGTAACATCACTGTTCTCTATACGAGAATATACAAGTACTTTGTTAGCACCTAGTTCTCTGTATATGTCATTACCGTGACCGCCTGGTGGTGGCACGATGACAGAGAATGAAGCACCACTACCTGTTACAACATCATCTAGATCAAGAGTTCCAAAAGAATATCCACTACCACCATTCGTAACTTGAACAGCAGAGGGTTTACCATTGATGAATGTGACAGATGCCAGACCATCAGATCCATCTCCTCTTATAGGAACAGCGTTCTTTGTACCATTGAACTGATATGTCGCATTCGTGACATCCTCAATCACAATAGTTTCTATCTTACCATCTACAGCAGCATTTCTAACATCTGCTACGTCTGTGTTTGTTGTCCAGTTTTGTGGAACTGGTATAAACTCAGCACTGTCAAATTTTATGATATCACTTGGTTTTATAGTATAAAGATATTTCCAAACATAACCATCACTTTCTAATCTTGGTTGTAGATCAGTGTGCACTGGTTCTTCAAGAGATATAACACCACCACCACTATTTGCTGGAGCTGCTCCATTGTATAGACACTCATAAACTCTAAAATCTGAATTCATCACATAGAAGTTTGATTTATACAAACTAGATGAATTGGTTTGTGGACTCAACTTGTTGATACTATAGTCTGGACGATACATTTCATATATCGTTCCTGTTGTCCATGAAATTTTTTTGATTACCCTCAACACGTCGGTTGAAGTGATTTTTTTAGCAGATATTAGAGAATCGTAAATGTTATCATGCTCGTCAAAATTATCAATAGGTGAGGGAGTGGCAGTGTTCCAATCCGATGCTACAGAAGTAGCATTTGGTAGACCTATGAAGACATAATAACTGTTGTTAGTCGTCGAAATTCCGCTAACGAAATTGGACGCATTCAAAACTCTTATCTGATCAGTGATGATCGCTGGCATTATTTTGAAACTAAATTAGTTCGTAATTGTTATTTATGTGTAATCCAGAGATAAAATTGATGATCTTTGGATTTGGGGAGCAGTTGATAATCCTGTAAGACCATTCATTGGGTTCACAGTGAACGCCATACCTACAGCTCCCGTTGTAAATTTGGCGTATGAATATGCACCATAGAAGTTACCTGCACCTGAACTTAGTCCAGTGACATTCACTCCATGACCTGATGCAATCTCAGTGAATACTCTGATTGTTGAACCTGCACCCACTCTTTCAATGTTACTGACTTGGAATACACCGTCAACGCAAATTGTAGTCATACCAACAGTTGTTGAACCATCAGATGACTTAGCGGTAACACCATCTCCAACATTTGATCTACTTACGAGGAAGAAATCACCAGTTCCTATTCCAGTCTCCGTCAATCCACCAAAATCATTATCTCTTAGCACGGAATTAGATGGAATAGAAAACTCAAACTGTAGACCTGTGGACGTAGAACCTACACCAACAATGACACCCTGATCACCTTCCATTGTCACACCCTCAATTGACTTGTAGGGATTAGTAAATGTTGTTGTGCCAAATCCAGAATTGTCTTTATCAGTGTCTACAATTTTGATGGCAAATTCAGTGACATTTGGATCTTCAGTTTTTGTAAATCCAATTATACCTGATTGACCATACATCACAGTAGATGTCGTACCCACACCAGATATTATTCTGGTCGCAGGTAAAACTCTACCGACATATAGTCCTCTTGCCTTACTTACTTTTACACCATCAACAAATTTGTCATCTTCCTGTTTTCTCCATGTGACAGGTCTTAGTATACTTTTATCTGCGGTGATGCCCTGTCCTTTGTATATTGTGGTTTGTAATGTATCTCTTGTCACAACCTCTCTGATAACTCTTGAATCTTGTTTCAAGATAGATCTATCTTTTGATGGACTTTGAATTGTTATAGTATCACCTTTCAATATGGTCTCTACTGCTTCAACAGTAACAACGTCAGCATCAGTGCCTCTATAGAATAAGACTTGTAGTGATGCACCTGTTGGAGGTGGTTCTGTAAATCTTATTTGTGTGCCACCATCAAAGGTATATGCTTTACCAGGTTTTTGTAGCACATCATTTATGAATATCAACAATACATGATCAAGACCGATTGGACTACCTGATGTCTTCTCTATACTGATTGGTTCCCCATTCTCTCTGAGAGTAAACTGTGACTTACTACTATTGAACTCATTAGAAAAATTATCAAGAATTTGGAATTTGCCAAGAGCCCATGCTGAGAACTTATCGTCACTGGTTTTTGTCACAGTAAATGTTGCAGGTTGGAAGTTAGTTCCAGCACTGAAGTTTGTAGGTATACCTGCTATCGTCAGAACCTCACCTACTGTATAACCATATCCAGCATTTGTTATAAGAGGTTCTGATATACTATCACCTAGACCAATTTTGATTGAAACAGACGCACCAATACCTGTACTACCACTTATCAACTTGATATCATCATAAGCATATGGTGAGTCAAATTCCAATAATGGCACGTTGGTGTGTGTATAACCAACACCTGGCGTTCCATCCATAAAGACTTTCTTTATTCTACCATCTTGCACAGAGAATGTACCTGCAGCAGATGTTGTAGGGTTACCACCTACGACTCTCACCTTGAACTGTGTGCTATCTGATCTATATCCACCACCAGTGAATCCCATGGCAACAGTTATAGTACCAAAACCCGATACTACTGCAGTTCCAAAACCAGTTTGTAATTGTTGATATCCAAATCCTTGAGTATTTCCTAGTCCAGATATAATACCTTTTCTAGGTAATCTGTTAGCATTTACATCTGATGTGCTATAGGTTTCTGTCTGGCCTGGTATATCATTACCAGTAAATGTAATTGAAGTAGCACCACCAACTTCAACATAATTGTAGTCAATACCAGGTTTTTGAAATACATTATTGATGAGTATGACACCAAAGTCAGTATTGATACCTGTCACATTTGAACCATTACTGGTTAGTGTAAACGTCTTACCTACGCCTGTGAAATTGTTTGAGATGTCATCAAGAATAGCGTTACTTCTGTAATCACCCCTTGTAAATGCTCTTCCCTGAAACTCACTACCGTCCACTACGTCTGCAACAAGGAGGTTATGTGTACCAATTCCAGCAGATGTAAGTGTGATACCCACACCAGTCAGAGCACTTGGTTTATCTTTTGCAAATGAGAAATCATTATTACCATTCTTGATTATGAAGTAATCACTATTACCTACAAGGGGTGCAGGTGGTGCAATACTTGATCTTAGTTTTACTTGTGTGCCAGTGCTGAATACCTCAGTCAGTGCTGTAAATCTACTTGCAGATACATTCACTGCACTTGATTGTATTCCAATCGTCTGTCTCGTACCACCAAAGGGTGTATCAGCAAAATGTATTTTATTTTTTCTTATATTATAATCTCCTCTAACCAAATTTACTGGGTCATTTACTAAGTGTGCTTCTTCCTGTGTACCCATCCATGCACGATCCACAAGAACATTATCAGGCATTGTGCCAAACCCTATAACTTGTATTCTCATAATCTCATTACCCATTTTTATGAGATCGTAGTTCTTGAATTTGTTTACATCAGTAAATCGTGCCTCACGATTGAACATCGTGCTCTTCAAAGTTGTTGATACGTTTGTATTTTCAAGAAGAGGTGATTGTATTACATTGTCAATAGTGACAATACACCTTGTGTCTGGATTTTGTGATGTAAAACTCTGTGTTGTACCCACACCAACAGTCGTCAATCCTATTGGATCATTAGCTATGGCAAGATCTCTAGTGGCAGCAAGTTTGAATCTATTCTCACTCAACTTGATACAAAATACAGGTGAAGGAAGAGTGGTTGCAGCACCAATACCAGAACTATTATGATCAATTCCAATAGGTCTACCATCAAACGCTTCATAAGTAAGTTCCTCACCAGTGGTAAAGAAATGATTTTTTATATTGATTGCATCTTTACCAACTAAAACTGCAGATGAATCTCCTGAATCAAATTCATGAGAAAATAACAGATCTTGTTTATGTGTGAGTCTAAAAGATGTTTGAAAACTCTCACTCGCTGTGTTGAATTGTTTATTGACTGACGCTAGTTGAAATGTCATTAGTACGTTATGGTTACATTGTTAGCGGTGGAATCTGGTTTATCAATCTTGAGTTCATATGTTCTTATCGTATATGCTTTATTTGCAACAGGTAAGAACTTAAGTTGTGTCTGTGTGCTAGTAATATGTATGCTGGTATTCTCCATATTTCTCTTTTCGCTATCAGCAGTGAATAGGTTGTTATATGTGTTGAAGGTAGCATTACCACCAAATGAATTAGAACTAACAATGAATAAAGAATATTCATCGTCTGTTGTGTTGTGAATTTCAACATGGAATCTACATGTGGTGTAAGTAGCGTACTCTTTTTGTACTATTATTTGTTCGCTAGGTGATCCATTAGCAGTTAATTGTACAAATGAACTGTCTAGACAAGTGTCACCAACTTCATACTTATCTACGATACCCGAATTACCATGTGTTTGTGCTACACCCACTGCTCTTGTGAGAGATGATACTGTCACCGCCATACCCACAGGAGGTGTGTGCTGTAACTTTAGAACATCACTCACATTATCGATTGAGAATGTACCTATGTCAGTGTCAGCGTCCATCTTACCAGTGTTAGTAAACAAGACATTATTAGATCCATCTATCAACCATAAAAACTCATCAATCTCTTTTTCACCCAAAGGTCCAGATGCAGATACAAGTATAGATCCAGACTTATACATGGTGGCATCTACGAAGTCAACATCCTGTAGTGTATTGCTCACTGCAAGTGTTTTAGTAATACCTTTATACTCCATCAATCCAAAGGCAGTAGAAGCTATCCCTACACCGTTTGTAATGATTTCCTTATGGAATGTAATATCATATTCTAATGCTGAATTGTTAGGTATATACAACACACTTGCAAGAGGTCCGTTTGTCTCAGCACTAAATTCTCCAAGGTCATCAGAGTCAGATAATTCTGAATAGGTGTTTAGATAAGCATTTGTGCCATCATGGAATACAACAAATTCTGAATACTGAGTTGCATTGAATGATATACCTGCTGATACGTCAAGAGTTACTTGAGCGTAATATTTGACAGCACTTATACCATCACCTGCAGGTCCTCCTGTCAACATGTCAAATGTATCTAATTCTACAGATCTTACAAGGTTAGGATCAGAGTAGAACTGAGGACTTATATCATCAATTGATAATACTCTATTATTTTTACAAACAAGACCATCACTAAATTTACCTGTTAGGAACTGCACCTCATCACTTATATTTTCATCAATATTTGTATTTTCACTTACAAGATCGAAATCAGGATTATCAAATAGTGATGCTGTGGAGTCGATAACCACCACATTACCTGCACCTGATGATATACCAGCAGGTTGTGGAGCTGTTTCTGGCACAGAGTTGATGAGAAGATCTGAATGTTTCTTGAAACCTGCTATGTGAGCGAGAGAGTCAACTGGTTCACTCCAACTGTTGATACCTACGAAACTCTTGAGTGAGTATGCAAAGTTTTGATAATAGTCATTATCCTGTACCCTCTGATAGAATTCATTAAGTTTACCTGTGTCTCTTTCCCATCCAAATGTCTTCTCAGATGATGTATCAAGAGTAAAGTAACCCTCATATGCTAGTGATGAGTCAATTGTACCACCTGCTTTGGAGAATTTACCTCTGATGGTGTTACCTGTATTGAATCCAACAAGAGAATCTATTCTTAGTACGTTTCTAGTTTTACCTTGACCTATAACAACTTTTGCTTCCTTACCTGATGATGAAATAACTGGTTCACCATTCAAGAATGTGCTTTCTACAAGATTTACTTTGAACTTAGCAAGATCTTTGTCTTTTACTACAACACCATACTTCCCAAGATCATGAATACCTGGATTAATATCTACTGGGTAGATTATAGTTGCCTCATTTACATTACCAAACGCTGTACTGACACCAGTAAGTGTAAATGATTTATATCCATGGTCAGCAGAGTTATATCCATTACCTGTAGATACACCTGTATTTTCTACAAATACCTTATCACCAACTTCAAATGGTAGTGGTACACCAGTGGTGAATCCTGTAATAGGTGTTTGTAACCTAAGTGTGACATTCGGTTCTGAGTATGTACAACTTATAATACCAACACCGTTAGTATTATTGACAGCAAATAATTCAACATCACCTGAGCTTAGATTACCACCCTCAGTTATGACTTTGACATTTGACACAGATCCACCAGTCAACTCTGCTTCAAATTCTGCACTTTGATTTACAGTATCTGTTTTACTGTTGTATACAACAAAATCTGGTGGTGTAAGATAATTTTTACCTGTAGACGTAATTGCTACACTGCCTACAGCAAAGTTATCTTTCAAGAATAATACTTGTGGCACTGCAGCTTGTGGTTGTAGTGTCAAGTCAGATGGATAATCGTATCCAGTATCAACTAACATCACCTTATCTAAGGCACCAATATTATCACCAAATCCCTTAAGGTTAGCAGAAGACCCTGTAGTAGATGCCACTGAAACCTGTGGAACGTCTTTATAATTTGACCCACCACCTTGTAGTAAGACTCTCGCAACACCACCTTTGACACTAGGTGAGTTTGTTATGTAAGATATTTGTGATTCACTTGTATATCCTACTTTCTCAGGTACAGTAAATAAATTCCAACTGAATGTATTAGTATCTTTTGATAGTATAGTATGACTACCTGTAAACTTACTTGTATTTACAAATATCTTAGAGTGATTTTTTATTTCCTTATTGATTTCAATTACTTTCGTATTCTGTAGTGGTAGAAACTTATAATATAAAATATTTGGAACACGATTAGTGAAGTGTATGGATGTCTTAGAACCTGCATTGCCAGGTATTCCTGTATTTTGAACTTCTATTGCTGATTTACCAGTGCCCACAAATGGTTTTTTGAATTCTTGATCAAGGAATATTTGAAGTTTAGTGTTTTCGAGAGATTCACTTGAAGTATCAATTTCTAACGTATCACCTGTGATGAGTGATATTGGTGGGTTGACTGAAGAACCAATACTTACAAATCTATTGCCAGGATCATACGCTGCTGTCACAGAACTTGTAGCAGATGAAACTATTGTAAGGTTTATAATATCACCTGTTTCAAAAGTGTGATTGGCTGATGTTGCTGTAGTATTAATTATTCTTAGTGTGCCTGTAATTACATCTTTCTTTGTCTTAAAGAAATGTGTATTTCCAATTCCAACATTACCACTAAACATAACTCTCTGTAGGTCAGAACTTATGCCTGTTTGTGTAGTGACAATACCTATAAGATTGTTATCTATAGATTGCACGAACACTTCAGATGGTAGTGGAGCTTTGAATCCGCTAGCCACACGCTTCATAGCATCTGTTTGATATGTCAGAGATGTACCTGCACCAGGATTGTACTCTACTCTATCACCTGTCTTGAATGGGTGATTCGGTAGATATATTGATCTTGTTGGTATGAATACGTCTTTTACTTCATTATTGAAGAATGATACTATTTGATGACCACCTCTTCCAGCTACTGATACTGTAGTACCGATTCCTACACCAAAGGTGCTACCTGTGCCGACCACTTTCTCAGCGTTGAAATAATATGTTTCGTCTTCTGGTGTTGTGAGGTTTAGCGGCTTATCTAAATTGTAAGTAAATTCATTTTCGAGTCTTGTAATTGTAGTTCCATATGAGTGTCCAGCACCTGCAGTACCATTCTGTTCTCTTAGTAATTCTAGCCTATTATTTTTTACGTCAAAATTTATTATCTTTAGTTGCTCACTATCAATCTGCAATATGTCATTTATTTTGAACTTATATGATTTCAGAACATCAGGTAACCAATCAGTAATAAGCACACTGGTGGTCAATCCTGATACTGTGGTTGCTGCCATGGTCATACCGAGACCAGTTCTTGTTGACTTTATCTTAATTCTTGCATTACGTGCACTTATGTTAGCGTGTGAAGTCGTTACACCTATTATCTCCACAAAAGATAGATCTGCAATTCCAAGAGGTCCTGTGTGTATACCTGTAACTGTAGATCCATTAGCAGTCAAGACTAAATCTTCTATCTCAGTTATAGATGATGTGACATTGGTGATCGGATTTCCTTCAACAAAATTTACCTTTCCTATGGCACCAAATCCACCAGTTAGATTATTATCAAAAACAAGTTTGTCACCTACATTGTAATTTTTACCTGCAGTAATAATATCAATTCTGTCTATACCACCTTTTCTTGTGGTTGCTATTTTGGAGTTTATAAGTGTATTCCTATTTGCCTGTGCTACGTACTCATACTCATTGATGTTGTATGGTTCTGTATTTCTTACGAGACCAAGAGAGGGGAGATCTAGATCTTGATCAGATTCATACGCTACGTTGAAATTTTGTAATTTAGAATAGTATGTGTCACCCACAATATATGGGAACAGTGGTGTTCTGGCACCGTTGAATGGACTTGTAGGGTTGTTTACTTCTGTTTCTTCTAAAGTTGTATAGTATGCATAGACACCATCTGGAAACTCAGGTGTAGGAGCAAATCTACCATTGTGTTCATCAAGATCACCTGTGCCCTCAACATATGAAAAGTCTTCAACAAAGAATCCAGCAGGGTATTGACTGATATTAGGTCCGTCAACCCTTTGACTTGCTAACTTACGATAACTTGATTCAATATACTTCTTCTTACCATCTACAACAGCAACAGGTCCGTAAATAGGATTTCCGTCATATGCATAACCTAGGATAGGAGAGTGATCCTGTCCTGAATCCCCCAAGAAGTTTCTTAGGTTACGAGGGACATAGTAATTTACGTATGGATTACCTAATTCACTATCTCTAGGTGTCTCTAGGAATCCATCATCATCTTGTACATCATTGAACTTGGCATATCTCTCCACTTGGTTGATAGTCCACTTCTTGACATCACTAGAGAAGATTGCACCTTGACCAGGTGTCTTTGCTTCTGCAGTTGTACCAGATTGTGTATATCCATCACCCTTTGTTATCATGTCAATTTTTGTTATGACACCGTTAGTAAGTGTTGCTTTTGCTTTGCATCCTACACCATCACCTGTTATCACAATGTCAGCACTATAGAAGTTTTGACCACCATCTTTGACAATGATTTGATCTACTCTTCCATCTACAATGAATGGTTGTAAGAAAGCAAACTGACCAGTAGTAGGTTGTATAACAGGTTTGAAGTTGTCATTTATTACAGTTGAACCATAGTCACTACCCTTGTCATATACATGGACTGCAGTTATTTTTCCTCTTATTATTGGTATGGCAGTTGTAAGATTTGTATCTCTTTGTCTACCACTTATATTTACTGATATAGGAGGATCTTGGAATATGTGTACACCAAGACCATCATCTGTCAAACTCTTGAATGATGTAAGATCTTTATCACTTGATAATCTAAAATTATCATTATCAATTTTTTCAACAAAATACTCAGTATTATTTGCAAGACCCCCTATGGCAGATACTGTAGATGAATATTTGACAATCTCAGAATTATCAAATCCATGAGATTGTATATTGATTGTATCAGTAAATGTATTGATTCCTGTGCTTGTACGCACCTCTCTATTCTTGAATAGACCAGCATCTTCAACTAATATCTTATCAACTTTCTTTCTTCTAGATACACTTCTCAATCTATGTAATCCACCACCATTTGTAGTGAAAGGAATTGAGTTTATGCCAGCAAGAGCATCATCTCTATTATCAGCCAAAGAGATGATATCAGTAGTTCTTTTTATGACAAAGTATGGTGCAGTGTCAACCAGATTACCTGGTGTTACACCTATACCTATTGGGTCAGATCCAAGAGTTTCATAAATTACCTGTTCACCAGCTATAAAGTTGTGAGGAGCAGGGAATTGCAAGTCGTTGGAGGATGTGTTTACGACTCCTCCAGTAGAGGTTGCATCAAATTCCACAACTTGATGAGTAAACTTCATCTTTGCCCTTACTTTGGCTGTTGTATTATTACCACCAATAACTTTTACGGTTGGAGGTTCTTCAAAATCAGATCCCTCATTATCCACTAAGACTTCTTCTAAAAATCCCTCTACTTGTGCGATTACAGACGCTGCTGCACCCACATGTCCGTCTTGTGATACTGTCAATATAGGTGGAGTTACAACATCAAACCCAGAACCAGAATTCAATACTTCTACACTTTGTAAAGGTCCAAAATATATGATATCAGATGACTTGTATGAGTATGCCTCAACTCCATTTGCAAACAATCCTACACCACCCTGAATTGTCTTATCCTTTACATCACCAAATTCAGGTTGACTGAACTTTCTAAGAATTTTTTGTGCACCTATATCAGTGCCATATAGGTTAGATGGTGTAAGAGAGTGTGATGTCTGCGATCCAATGTCGTCACCTACGAAAGCAGTAATGAACTGTCCTCTTCTTACGTTCTCTCCTGTGTAAGCTAACTTGACTGTATTAGTATCTACTCTCTTTATGTAATATGATTCACCATCATTCAAATTAGTCAATGTGCCTATACCTGATGAGGAATATGTAACTAAGTCACCATCATAAAGGTCATGGTCAGATACAAATATCTCAACCTGTGTGGTATTGACTCCTACATTGGTAAATGGTCTGACTCTTTTCTGCGGATCAATGATCCAATGAGGTAAACTATTAGAAGCAACGTGCACAGACTCGCCATCATTGTATGTGTTCTGCACGTCAGCTGTGCTATTGCCTTGTATTTTTAGTTTTCTTCTTATCTTATATTTTTTGGTGGTATCAAGAGTAGGCACACTTACTGAGATTGATTCTACTTGATCTTGGTCAAATACGAAAGTTATAGTACCATTCAGTTTGTTATCAGGATCAGTTTGATCAATGACCTCTATCTCATCGCCCACATATAGTGAGAATTCATCAACTGCAAGTTTGAAGTCATAACTGTTTGTGCTCTTGAGTGTATATGTTTCAACAGCATAAGTTGCTGCTGTATTGTAAATCCATGTTTTGAACTTGAGATCATTTTCGATTCTACCTAATTGTTTGATATTAATTTCTGCATCTTCTTGTTGATTTATCGCAGATCCTACAAAACTATTGAGTACACCTAATACGTTGAATCTAACTGGCAATGATAAATCACCATTTTCGTATGAAGTTGCAAAAATACCAGACCTTACAGTTGAACCAATACCACAAGGAGATGTAAGTGTTGATATACCAGTAAATTGTGTAAGTGACTTACCAAGATATGATATCTTCCTATCTTCAAACTCAATAAAACCTGTAGCACCAAACCCTACTGTAGAGTCTACGTCTATGACTGTAGATCCAGTGGGTGCCGATCTTGTAATAAAAGTTTTACCAATCTGTTGAAACTTACCTATTATAGTTCCTTTTGATAGAGCAATCTTATAATATGTCTGATCACCAAAAACTGCCTTCTCGACACCAGTTATAGAACCACTGGTTTGAAGAGGTGTGGTTTCTTGTATAATACTTTCCCCATCTATTTTGAGTGGATTACCAGATATTAGTTCGCATATAAGAACCTCATTGACTCTATATTCTGCATCTGATGGACTCATGATATATTTTGACGGTTGAATCATTTCAACCTTTTCACCATACAACGCACCAAATAATATCTTGAACGCTTCTTCTGTACCCTTCGATTTGTAAAAATCTTTTGCTTGTCTTATAAAGTTTGATTGATCGAGATTCTCGTCTAAATTTCTTTCAGCAAAACCTGGCAATACTTGTTTTTTGAGTTTCTTTAGAAACTCTCTTAGAAACACACTACTCAAGTTGTGAACTTTAGCACTTACAGCATGTGTAGATACACCACTATTGGTGAATGTAAGGTACTCTGGTGCATTTGTTCTACTGTTATTCTCTATGCCACTAAAACCTCTTACACATCCTTCAAACGATGTAGAACCTATACCTGTATATGTGATTATCTCATTGTCAATCTTCAAAAGACCAAATTGTCTTGGCCATCCCTTTGTAGAGTCAACATATATTACGTCTTGAGCACCTGTCGTATATTGACTGACAGATGTGAATCCAATTAGATTTTCTGTATTGAGAAAATCTAAACTTTTGTACTCAACAAGGTTTTCAGCTATATCAATTGATCCACCTTGATATTCTTGAGAGATATAATATTGTTTTAGGAATTCACCAAAACGAGGATTTTCAGCATCAATTACCTCTGGTAACTGACTTTGAACAACTTCATTTATTTTGACTTTTGTAAGTGATGTCTGAATCATTAATATCCACTACTACTTGATGAACTTGATGATGATGAAGAAGGTGTTGGTGTCGGAGACGATGACACAGGAGTTGATGAACTATCTATAGGACTTGTTGGGGTGCTTGTTATGACTCTACTATCAGGTGAGTGACTAGATCCTGTCATTTTATTACCATTTGCCATGGTATGGAATGCACCATAGTATGGTTGACCATTTACGTATCCTACAAGTGTCCTTGCACTTGATGTGCTCGTGATAATATCACCCCTTACTTTTGAACCATTACTATAACTTGATTGAGGATTATACCTTGTACCAGATGTGTTTGCACCTGTTGATATGGGATCTTCCCTCATAAAGAAATTACTATTTGAGACATCAAACTGTAAGTACAATTCTTTTCTTGCTAAAATATCATTTGATTGAGGTATCGCTTGAATCTCAATAATATTGTCAGCTAGAACAGTGCCTGTGATATTTACTGTGTCTATTATTACTTCACCTTTTTTATAATCAACAGATCCGAACGAAGCAGAGAGGATTTTGACATTTGTGTCTGAATCAAGTTGGAATAAGAACAAATTACCAGTGTCACCAGATACGAATTGATCAGAAAAGTAACATGTGCCTTCTACACCAGATATTGAAAAACCTGTAGACTTAATATTATAACTATCCTCATTTCTATGAAATGTGTTGTCGAAACAAATCTCATACTGACTAAACACGTTCAGCACCGCTACTAAGTTTCTTCTCATTCTAATAGTGGTAATATTAGAAGTGATAGAGTCACTTACTCTGTCAATCAATGATAAAACTTTACTATACTTGAATCTACCACCAAACTTATTCAATTCTGTGCCACTCGCAAACGCAGTCATGGCGTTTACAACATCTGTTTTCAGATTTTGTGTGTCACCTACGAAGTTTGAGTTATAGTAAACATGACTGTCAAGTTCAACATATAAAAACTTCAAGTCAATCATCTCAGGCACAATACCTGCGACAGAATAACTCTTGAGTGATGTCAGTATCTGTTTTTTAGTAAACTCAGAAAGGAATGAACCATTATTTGGTTTCGCAGCAATGAATACCCTACCATATCTTGGGGGATCAAGTTCTTCTCCACCAAATGCACTTACTGATTCTATATTTGGAAATACAGATGGTAAAATCGCTTCATAGTCACTTGCTGTGACAGCTCTGTGTTGTGACGAGTAGAGTCTTGGAGCATAGTATCTTACGCTTCTTAGATCCTCTATATCATCTCCACCTTCAGCAGGGAATTGAGGACGTAAGGATGCGATGATGCCAGTTTCTGTCACATCATCCTGATCTGTGACTACACCAGAGAAGTTCAACCTTGCTACACCATTACCATTCCTACCCTCTGTCTTGATATATGAAATATCAATTACATTACCATTTTGTAATTTTGCTCCGAATATACCATCACCAAATAAGATCTCATACTTTTCATCTGTAGTCTCTTGTATAAGATATATGTTTGATGATGATGTAATTCCAATTATATTATCCACTACCTTATATTCAGTTGCAGTTGTGCTTGAATTATTCTCTTTGACACTGACTCTGATTGTAGATGTGTCTACGCCATTATTAGGGAGAATGTACCTTTGATTAGGAAGAGAGTCATTTACAACAAAACGACTTTCTAGATATTGACCCTGAAATACCTCTAAAGATCCAACTGCCTCACCGTCTAAAGATGTGGCTGTTACTTTTTGCGGAATAGAAAATAAGTAGTCGATGCTTGACACACTACCGTTACCAAACAAACCAGGTTGGAATGTGATAGTTGTTGTGCTTGTGCTGATCCCTGTTATGCTGAAATCAACGAGTGTTTTTGCTGCTCTCTTAGAACGTGGAACATATCCTATATTTCTTGCTAACGACACTACGTTTTCTCTTAGTGTCGCACTATCGATAAAAGTTTCGTTTACTACTGAGTTTGTATTATATGCTGTTGTGTATGAGTTATATGCAAGCACATTTACCAGAACAGACAAGTTTGACCCCTCAAAATCCATGTCTGAAAAATTAGAGTTTTGTCTTAGATAATCTTTGATTGAGGTTTTGATGTCCTCAAAATTTAGATTGGTAAACTGTTGCAGTGCCATTATAACCTTGTTGGTTCTAGAACGAATGTGACTTGTTGTG